GTTGGTACTCGATCGGCATCGCCCATATAAGCCTAAAACGGCCATCACGAATCTTTTCAATCTTGTGCGGTTCGGTTTTCACGAAGAGTCGCACTGTTGGCTTGGGTAATCGCTCCCCATTTCGCAACTTGCTCATCAACTGAATAAACCATACCGAACTTGCTCGTAAAACGCTGGATTGGCACGAATTGCTTCGTTTGTTGCCATTCCATTCCAAACATAAGGAAAACCAGGAGAAGAAGTCATCTCCAACTGGTCAAAAAGAGTTTCAAACAATTTTTCCAACTCACGATCACTAGGGAAAACATCAAAAGTACAATTCCAACGTGCAGAAGTGTACAATAATTCACATGTGTCCAAAGCGGCGCGCCAAGAAGGTTTACTAGGCGCGGGGCTGCGATTGAATGAGGCGGGTACTTGTCTTAAAAATGAGATCTTCTCTCCTCTTGCACTGGTGTCGGGCTGGCCGTAATTGATACAGTCGGCAAGCCAGCTGGTGTTAATACCAGACTGGACGACCCAGGGTTTACTTGGCTTGTTAAGGGCGCGTTCCCGAGCAGCACTGACAACGAAGGGGCCGATTTTGGCTCCGGTTGCATAAGCTTTGGCAAGATCAAGATCTGATCCGGGCGATCTGAATACTGGAGAAGCATCCGGCCGTCCTGCAAGGTCAATGACCGCATGAACACCGGCAATCCCTCTCTGGTCTTCCTCTGCTCGTTTCGTTTCTTGTCCATTGCTGGACGCTCCGCACTCCACGGCAGTTTCGAATACTCCTCGCGCAGCACCTCTGTGTCCAATTTGAACACCGGTGCTGGTGGCCCTTGACGGGGCCCCTCGAGTTTCTTCCTCTTGCTGCTCTGTGAGCCAACTTGTCCTAAAACTGAAGGTAGACTTTTTGGCGCTTCGGGTGGTTTTTGAGCCGCCTTCTTCGCCTTCTTTTCTTCTTTCTGTTTCTTTACACGTTCCCGATGTAATGCCAGACGCGCTTCGTCCGCTGCTTTGAGAGCATCGGCAATCGCTTTCTTTACATCCACGGGCTCGGCCACCGGGGCAGATTGCTTCACATCTGGCATTGGTACCATCAGTGAGTCGATCCCCGGCAAAACCTTCGGCGCCGCTTGCGCGGCACTTTGCTCTGACACCTTTTCCGTGTTCGCCACGACCGGTGCCTTGTCGGGCGCCGGCGGAAAATTTTCACTTGTTTCGTCAGCCGGAGGTGATTGCTTGGTTTTTGCGGGACCTTCGTCCAGTGCCATTCCACCAGCAACATCAGGATCAAAACCACCACCGATGATTGCCATTCCATTGCCTGCTGCTGCTGCAGCCGCTTGCCTTGCAGCAAACTGGACATTATGTAGGCGTTTCTCTTCGGCTAGATTTCTTTCCTCACGTTCCTCCTGCTTCCGCTTCTTATCTTCGTCTTCCCAGCGTTCAACCTCATCCATATAGGCGTCTGATCCCATGCGGCTGGCCGTCGTGTCGGCATCCTCCATTCGATAATTTTCAGTCGACCGCTCATACTTGAAGGCTCGATATTGTTCATCATCGAAGACCCTCGTTCTGCCAGTCGTTGTGTCGAATACAGAATGCATCCATTCTTGCCCCGTATTGATCCTCTCCCATCGTAGATCGGCGTCCCGCGTATCACGAAGTGATTGCAGGGCATTTGCCAGGAAAAATTTGTCAGTGTCTTCAAGTTTTGAAGGGCGATGATTCTCAAGCGCTGTTAAAAACCCAGCGACAGGAATACACCAATTCTTCGGCTTGTCACCCTGATAATGGATGAATGTGAAGTATTGTCCTACTTCCACAGGCCAACCACACCAACCAAAATCTGTCCAAGCCAAATGGCCCACTTGGAGCGCACGAGGTCGGTCAATTTTTCCATTGGAAGAGTGTAGTTTGCCATTAATCATCCCGTAGAATGTGCCCACGAGGTTGTCAAGTTGCGCAGATTGAGGCTCGCGGAAAGTCGCCACTGCGACTCCCTGCGGCCAATATTTCGCAACCATGGGCACAAGTGCAAGTTCTAGTGTTTCGGTGCACATCATCCGTGCAACGTCCAGCTGAAAGCATGAACGTGAGCCAGTCTGGCCCTGCAAGAATACTGTTTCCCCGTTTGCATAGACCGTCATTTGATGACGAGTCGTAACAAGGTACTCCTTTCCATTCTTGAAACGCACACGGGTGCATCCACCGTTGTCCTTGAGTTGATCGTTCTCTGAGCGCAACAACCAACAACCACCTTGCGGCCACTTGACGACAGGTCTTGCGATACTGCCCTCCTTTGGCGACTCGAACATAGTTGGTGTTGTGTTAGCAGCATCAAGCACTCGTTTCATATCCTCTGGTGAGAGAATTACTGTGCCCCTGCTGGATTTGAACATCACTCCACGCGAAGTC